TTAGAGGCAGATACATAAAGTCTTGTTCCGGCCTCCCCGGGAACCACTGCTCCGTTAGTAGAATAAAGACCACCTTCCCAATTGGATTCTTCTGTTGCCGCACTACACCACCATCCTATTTCTGTAATTTTCACAGCCCCCGCCGGACTTGTAAATTTAGCACATAAAGCATAGGTGTCTATCGCTCTGCTACTTACGGCAGGATCAGCAGATGGAGCAACTGTTACAAACCCGCAATTAACGCCAATTGTAAGAGCCATTATTCACCTCTCAATGGATGAGGATAAGTATATGGAGCATAAATCTCCGTCCAAACGTTAGTAGCATTACATTTATATAGTTTATTGGTTGCTGTATCCCAAAGTGCATCCCCTATCACGCAGGTAACAGGATGGGTCTCAGATTTCGTGAAAGTGAATAAATCCTGTGCACTTGCACTATCATCTTTAGTATCCGACCAGTAGTCCGTGGATGGAGTCAGACAACCACTTGGATCAATATCTGTAGTAAAATTTGTTCCTGCCGCACCTCTATGATGAATCCATGTATTTTCTGTAGCATTATTCATATTACTCCACATATAGCCATTGTGGATTTTCATGTTATAATACCCATCTGCCTCGTTTCCCATCAAATAATTACAGACTTTTGGAGGTTCATAATCGTTGTTTTCTTCTTCTAAATTTATATACACTCTATCGGTCGTAAAAGTAATATTATTATTGAAAATTAAAGCTGTACCGCCTCTATAAGCAAACAATAACAACCATCCGACAACTGATTTAGTAATAGTGTTATTATAAAATTCCCCTGCAATTACGCTGGCATTTTGCATATCTCCGTGCATATCCACGGTCTGTTGCGCGGAAGCGTAAGAAAAATTATTATACCTTGCGACCCATCTTGAACCAGTGCCGCTTGTTATATTTCTGTAATTTACATTGACACTTATATTATCTTCTGCAAAAATAAAATCTGCTCCACCTAATCCCAATGTGTCGAAATCGAGAGTGTCTTCTCCGGAGTCTTTATCATATTGAGACCATGCGGCATATCCGTATCCGCTAAAATTGAAATCTAATCTATTATTGTTAAAATAATTGTTATCAATTAGCCCATAAACGTATCCATAAGTCCTGATAGCTGCAACTTCTGATGATATCCCAAAATTCTTGAAAGCATTATGATGTATCCTGAAATTATGATAACCTGAAGGTTCAGACGTATTAACTATATATAAACCGTATCTATTACCGCTTTCACCGTCAAAAGTAATTCCTGATATATCTATTAATGGTTCTGCCGCAGGATTAGATGGTTGAATTAGTATGGCATAAGTCGAACCAGAATATTTTATGGTTGTAGCATCGTCTCCACTATCAGGATAACCAGTTCCTGCCCCTATTATTTTTATACTTTTTGTGATGTTTAATGTGGAATTCCATGTAGCTTCCCCGGGAGGAAGTCTAAGCATGCCTCCATCCGGTATCATGTTATATGCAGCTTCTACATATTCAAATTCAAGTGAATCAACGGTATACCCGCCAGGAGATGTTCCCGTTTTTAGAATCATTACATATGACATATTACCATCCTAATGTTGTCCTGTTTGTCCATGAACCTTCAGACTCTTGGATTTTAACAATATCTGTTCCATCATAAGTATATTTAAAAATCCACCAATTAGGATCATCATCAGATGCATTTGTAAGTCTGTGGTAACCTTTATAAATCGGACTTCCGGTGCTGTATTCAATTTGTGTACATTTAATGTCTGCTATTGCAATGTTCATGGGTTTACTCCTGTTTGTTGTGGTTGCTGCATTGATTGAATCTTCGCAGCCCTTTCCGCTTCAATTTGTTTAGTTCTCTGTTGTAGGGCTTTAACGGCTTCCTGCATGCCCGGTACGTCCGAATAACTCAACATTAACGGTAATAAGATGTCAGCATGAGTCGGAGCGTATTGCATTGCCTCTGTCAGGTTCTGAACAGCCTGTTGTCTGATTGACGGATTCATAGGATTAGAAGCCCTTATATCGTACTTCCCTACCGAAAGGTCGTTGATCTTAACACTCTCATTTCTGCTGAAGTCAAAAATTTCTCCATTCAGGGTTGCTGCCTCTTTACGTCCGATGAGTCTCACTACACGAGCGTTATCATAAATCTTCGGTATGGCCTCTATAAGTATCTTCTTGGTCTTTAGTTTGGCCTTTCTCAGGTTATCCGGGAAATGATAAGTCCCCAAATTGCTCTGAGCTTTACGCGAGTCTATTGCTTTACCCGATCTCTCGTTTGACTGATTCCCAACCGAGCTTTCGTACATCCCCAAAACGTCTTTAATATTCGCGTCACAAATGTTCAGCATCAGGAGCTCGCCCTGCCCTACTTCGGGTGAAGGCGTTCTCTGAGGTATTCCTGCAGAAGACTGATTTATCATTAAATATGGATGATTATCCACGTTCGCCGTTTTCCACTGTTCTTCGTGTCCCTGAATCTGCTGCTTGGTAACGATAAAAGGAGCCTTCGGAGTGAGGGCAACCTTCTCAGTGAGGGCGGTGAACCAGTAATCGTATGCCTGATTCATTGACTGGGCGTCCGTAGTGAGAGCTTTCTTATAGACTTTCCCTTCAAGATAGAGTTTATGCCCGTCTACTTCAATAATTGGAATTTCACTCCCCACCCATTCACTTCTTTCGAGAATAACATTACCGGTCATTTTGTACCATTCGACCTTATCAGTGGTCAATGTTCTTGTCCTTAGAATTTTCTTGTCTGTTTTTTCATCTGTTATATCTAAAATTCCTGTAGTTCCATCGCCCTTGTCCACTTCCGCAATCGTTCTTTGGTATGGAACCTTCCTGTAATATTCCGCTACGAAAATCTTATCCGTATCATACCAGAGATCGTCCCCATCTTCATCGTCAAATGATCTTAATTCATCAATCTTGGAGGGGTATTTTTCTTCCAACTCTTCAAGGGTAGCGGATTCTCTTATGAAAGCGAAACGTTCCTTAATGTCAATATCCACATTGAGAGGGTTGACAATTTTCCGGATTCTTAATTCCTGATCAAAACCGTCAGGAGTAAATTCGCTTATAACACGCCAGTAACCGAATCCTCCGCCAACCGCGTACTCGCCTTCTATTTGTATAATTTCATCATATTCGCTTTTATACTCTATGTCTTCGATCAATTGATTGTAAATATTGGCAGTCTTTATGTCGCCTTCACTGTCTACCGGTATGACGAGGTCTCTGTCAGGAGTGCCGCGTTCCTGATTCACTACCTGGGCTACGAATTTCCCAAGTTTATGCGCCGTAAGAGCTGGTCTGCCTTTTTTAGTTCTATCCCGTAGGTCTTCGGCATTCCAGTGGCCTTCTTCTAAATTGAAAGAGAATTTCATGTTCTTTTTGAATGATTCTCTATTGGAAAAATTCATGCCATGAACGAGTTCAAATCTCTTCCGGGCTTCAGCTATAATTTCTTCGTCAGTCTGAGTCTTTTTAGGTTTTTTAAATTCTGCTTTAACTTCTTTCATTATCCTGCCATGTAAGTTAAGTTCTCAGAATGCCTCTGAGAAACGAACGGCATTCTTATTTTTCTGCTTATTAAGTCTTCAATTTCATAAAAAAGCATCGCAAGCGCGTCTGCTTCGTTCGGGGAACTCCCTATTTCTTTTTTAAGTACTCTTTTGTCCATAATGACAATCTGTCCTTTTTTGTTGGTTTCGTACTTAATAGCAGCCAACTGATTAAGAAGATCAGGATCATCAGGTATCTCAATTGTCCCTCTCTCGAAAAGTCCTCTAAGTGACCAGAACATCTCTGCTCTTTTGTTCACAAACATTTCGCTGTTATCCGCTGTCCTGCGGGCGTCTGCCGCCTCTATAATTGCTCCCTTCTTGTCTCTTAAATTACCTTCGATAGCCCATCCTATACCGATTGTATCGATCCTCATAACGTCCGGTTGTTCACGGTCTATGAAGCTACCAGCCCAGTTTACGAGTTCAGTTGAGTCCGCAGTCGAATACTTCTTAAAAGGATAGACCTTGTTGCCTCTGCGTGATCCTATGATAGAGTTGTCTCCGCCGGCTCCACAGTCCATTGATGCCACTAACGGTGAGTCTGGAAGAATCGTCAGTTTCCTTTCAACGGCTTCCATTACCCATTCCCAGTTTATGAGGGTTTCCTCGCTGAAAAGAGGGGGGAGTCCGAGTACGTTCATTCTGTAAGGATTTGAGGATTTACCGCCGTAATCTTCTTCTATTCGCTTATGCTCGGACTTATTCGTAATCTCCGAGTCTTCCGAGTTCCATCTGAAAGTCACCCAGCGATGCTTGAACTTATACTGAGTGTCCACCGCATAGCCTTTAGCATGCATGGGATTGAAAATAACCCACATTAAATTGCAGTCCTGAGTCATGTTCTTCTCAAGTGTCTGGTAAACCAGGTTCGCAACGCCCGAACCTTCGTCAACGATCTGCATTAAATAGTCTTCGTGCATTCCCGCGAGACTTTCAATCTGCTCTTCCGGGGCGAGTTTGGGGTTCGCGGCTTTCGTGAAGGCAAACCATCTTTTCCCGCGCGCGTTATCGTCTACATCCTTCCTGAAGAGCTTGTCAGTCTGTAAAACGAACTGATCCTTGACCTTAGAGTGCATGAGCCACTTGGAGATTTCCGACCATAGAACCTTGTTAAGCTGATCTGCCGAAACAGAAACGCAGGGTAGTTTGGGGTTTGGAAAAGAAAACATGAACCAGAGCATTGCCCAAACTGTCGTAGCATCTTTTCCTGTTCCACGACCACTCATGATCGAGATTCCAAGAATATCGTGTCTTTTGCCGGAAATCTTGTCCAGAACCAGGTCTCTTAAAGCCGTAAGGCCTTGTTTCTGCTGAGTAGTAATAAAATAATTCGCTCCGGTAGCCACATTGTACGGTTCGATGATCAGGTTGTTTACAAAGAACAGGATGTCATTCCTGCACTTTGAAACGAGTTTATAATATTCCTGTTGCTCCTTATTCATCAATTGTGATTTTATTTTCACAATTGAAATAAAGTCAACAATAAAATAAAAAATAGTTGCAATTAAATAGGGTTGTTGCAATGTAGAGATATGAATAAAAGAGCGTTACCAACGAGGTAAAGATTCGGAGGGGGTGGACAGCCGAGTAGTTCGATGAAATTGCAAAATTAAATTATATACCGGTTATGAATTTAATATTCAAAGGCATTTGGCAATTTCGGGCTATTAGCTCAACCAGCAAGAAGCCAATTCTTAAAAACAAGGAGAGATATGAAAAGAATCATATACGAATATCACTATATTAAAGATGGGAAAAGTCTTGTAACGCTTTCTTATATAAAGCTTTCAGGATTTATAAAAATTCACAAAGTAGACCCCCGCACCTACATAGAAGTGATTCCATTTAAACAAACTAAAATTGATCGGAAGAGAGACCTATGAGAACACTAACAGAAATAGACGAAATCAGAAACATAGTTGAAGACTTCCTGAAGATCAAAGGGGTTCCATCAATGACCACCACCCAGAGAGATGCCCTGAGCGCCGGGAATGGAGTGATCATTTACAACACCACTACAAACAAATTCCAGGGCAAAGAAAACGGCTCATGGGTAGATTTGATATGAACTTAAAACAAGCAAAAAAAACACTTAAAGAATTAGGAACTACTCAAGATTCAGATCAAATATATCCCGAAAGTTGCGCTGAATATGTATCAGGTGATAATATAAATATGACTTTAGACGGTACTTTTGAATTACAAGAAATAGAAGCCATAATCTACTGGATGAAACACCCGGAGGAATTTAAATGAAACTCTACTGTACTAAATGTAAACGCTTCACAAAACATCGTAAGAACCACTGTATGGTATGCGGGAACAAGGCTGAATAGTGGAAATAATAATAAGCGGAATACCCTACAAAATAAATCTCATAGAACCTAACACCCGGGCAGATGAAAATATGGGAAGATGTGACGTTAAGTTAGGTCTTATAACCATCCAAAGAGACATGCCCGATGAAATTCAGTTCTCAACCCTTATTCATGAAGTAATAGAAGCCATAAACGACATGAATGAACTCGGATTAAAGCATAATGCCATATCAAGCCTAAGTACTCAGTTAGCTGAAGTTCTGATAAATAATGAAATAGATGACTTCAAGGTTATGAGATAAGCCTCTTGAAATTGAATTTCACTGTAAAGGGTATAATATGACTAATATGTTTGAAAACAACTACAGACAAGTAGAATGTTGCCCAAATTGTAAATATTGTTACGATTCGGGGATAGATGAAGAATATTTAGAATGCGAAGAAAAAGACAGCTTATATAGAATACCCGTTTCACACGATTATATTTGTGACAAATATTCTTGTTTAGAAAATTAAAGTCGCATTTATTTTACTTGCCAGTATAAAGGGTATATAACATACATCACGCCCTCTACATAGCCCTGCCCCCCCATCATATTATTACGATATATAAATAAAATAATTGAACACGCTACGGGGAAAGTGTCAGTTTTTTCTACTGCCTATATCATAGGCACATTATACGCTATCCCTGAAATAAAATATGACACATTGCCTATAACATGTACATATACACATCTACTGTACTACTACCGATAATAGGGATTATGTCGTATCAATACTGCTGATATATAACGTTAATACATACATACTACTATAAACACGCTATTATAGAGCTGTAACACTGCATAGAATCAACGTGGTAAGGCTTAAATATGAACTGGATATATAGATATAGGCGGTAAAACAGGCTATTCTATGGTTATTAGCAAACATACCGACGGTAGGAATGTTTAATTAATGGTTGAGTGTATCAAGATATACTATACAGCCTGATTAAACACTAACAATATACACTCATTGTATAATTAACAGATTACTTATTATGTGTTAAGATTATCTTGTATTATTAACGTATTAAAGGAATAGTAAATAGTTTAAGTATTGAAGTAAATAGAATAGATAGTAGTATTACTGGAGTCAATAGGATAGTTATAATAATTAACGTTATTAGTTTAACTGGATACATCATCTAACTTATATTCACCTTTATTTATTTCAATGAGTTTCTGTTTCTCATCCTTATCAATTAACATGACAATATCTGATAAATTAGTGATTACAGTGGCTTTTCCCTGTTCCAGGCGGTTTTTATCGTTAAATATGCCATAACTAACGGCTAAGTCTTTGAGGCTTGCATCGTCAATCTTTTCCTGCGTTACATTAGATAGTAACCTTTCCTCAATCCCGGAAAGTAACATGCTTTTAGCTGCATTATATTCTGATACCCTTTTAGTATCCATGTTATAGCGTTTAAGCGCTCGATTGACAGTTGATCTGTCACGTCCGACACTATTAGCAATTTGTTGCTCGGTCATGCGTGGATATTTGGTTTTTAAAGTTATTATCTCTTTGATTGTATTATTGTTAGTCAATCTGTTTGACTTGACTGATCTTAATTCCTGCGGTATTTCTGTTTTTTTACGTGCCATAAGTTTTCTTGTTATTACACTATATCCTGCATTTTTTTAGTCAAGCATTATATAGTAGAGATTAGAAAAATTTAACTTTTTTTGTGTATTCTTGAAAAAAATATATTATTTACTTGACTTATATAACCGATATTAGTATATATAATATATCAACAACAACTAAATAAACGGAGATAAAATTAATGTCAATACTTAAAAAACAAACTAAAAACGGTGACATAGAAATTCGTGTCAAAAAAAATGGACACTGGCATGTAGCAACAGGCAAGACACTATTACAAGCACTTAAAAAACTTAATTTACCGGTATACTTATAAAATTCCGTTCCGAGTCCGGCGGGCGTAAAATACCGGACAAAAAAGAGGAAGTATGAAGGCAGCAATAATGAAAGTTGGTACGCAATCAAGTTATTATTATTTCATAAAAGAAACTAAGAAAATAAAAGGGACTGAATTATCTACCGGACAAATTATAACTTTCCGTGAACAACAACACGGTTCAAGATGGCAAAAAGGCAAAATCTGGAAAATGTCTGGTAATATGCCGTGTGTTGAATTATTATAGCAGAGTCAAGCGGGCATTAGTCCGCTTAGTCTTCCCCTAATGCCGGGGAACTGATGACGGCAAGGCAGCCAGAAACTAAAAAGGAGTAAAAACAATGAGAACTAATTATAAAGCACCAAGCACAAACAATAAAAATCATCCGGTTTATAATTACATTATTTCTGCTATTTATCCGGACGAATGCGAACTTGAAAAGCAACCGGAAACAGATAAAGAAAAACTTCAGTTTGTTCTTAATACATTCAAAAGTGAATATAATCACATGATTAAAAGAGTCGGTGAATACAAAGCATTTCAAGAATGGCTTTCCGGGCTTCCTTCAGTTTTCAATATCGACTTTGAAAACTACAAAATATTAAAACTAGCAAAAAAATGGAAAAGCATTCCGAAAAATGCAACTGAAAAACAGGAAGACAAGATCATAGAAAACTGGTTTAATTTTATAACCATGAAATTCTTTGCACTTTGCCGTAGAAATAAAGTAATTTAAAATCCTGATATTTTACCCGGTTCATCCGGGTATTATATGAGTATTTTAAATATAACAAAGGAAGGTGTCAAAATGACAGAACATGAAAAATATTTAGAGAATGCAGGTCATCAAATAGCTGAGGTTTTAAAACTTAAGACAAATAAAGACGGTTTATATATAACTGCATGGGGAACGAAAACCGGAATGGGTATTTCCGCAACTATTCAAAGACTATCGGAAATGATCGATAAAAAAGAGAGGGTATAATTATGTTAACATCAAAACAAAAAGTATTTAAAAAGATTTACTTGAGATATCTTGACAGGCTCGGTGAAGCGTCAAACTATTTCAGTCACGAAGAAAGGTATACTGAAACAGCCCGGGCAGCAGAAGAAAAAAGACTGCATTTGTTGGCTTTAAATTCTATTATGTAGCCGGAGGACATTTGAAATATCTATTTATTATAATTTTAATGACTGCAAGCGTCCAAACTTATGCAGACTGGAAAACGCCTGAAATCCGGGAAATAGTACAAACCGAAAGCCGAAAACACAGAATCCCGGAAAGAATAATTTATAATCTTATATTCGCGGAGTCTTCCGGGAGACCGTACATTAAAGGAAATCCGATCAGAATCAATTTAAACGGGAAAAGAATAGTCACCAGGGCGCATGGATTAATGCAAATTATACCAGAATATCATTATAAAGGCAATAAGGAAGACTTATTAAGACCTGAAATCAATATTCCGATAGGATGCAAATTATTACATAGGTATTTAAAACGCTCAAAAGGAAACATGGTTAAAGCCTTGAGGCTGTATAACGGACAAGTCAGAAATAAGGATGATGAGTATATCAGAAAAATATTAAAAAAATAGCCGGGTAAGTTCCCGGCAATAAAGGAGGGTATGAAAAAATCTCAATGTCAATTAAATATACTCAAAGGAAGGTTAAAAGTCAATGGACCATCAACAAATAATCCAGGAGTATGAAAAAAGTAAAGCTCTGCTCATGACGGAAGTGCAAAAACTAATTGCCGAAAAAGGGCAGTCAAATGTTGTCAGAATTACAGGTTTACCGCAGAGTTATGTTTCAAATTTACAGAATGGGTTAATGCCCAGCTACAAACAGCTTCTTAAAATCCACGCAGTCCTTACCGATTAATCCGCAATCCGGCCGGTCAGTATGACGGCCACTTACCTATTTTTCATTTAAGCATCGGTAATATTCACTCATTTTATTCTTGTCGTTAATATCGAATGGAATCGGGGAACCTTTATCATCTATACCGAAAACTTGTTTCTGACAGTCTATTCTTTTTAGCTTGTTCTTGCAGGCTTCTGTTATTAGTACAGTTCCGGATTTATCCTCTGTCTTATTGTATAATTTATAGCAGTTTAACATTACATTGCATTCTTCCGGGAGTTCTTTAATCCATATAGGCTTGAACGTATTACAACACAAGAATAATGACGTGACGGCGATAAGAACTATTACAATTGCAGATCCGATTATATACTTCATTCTATTATCCATCCATATTTTCCCGGTTTGGGATATGTCTCCGGAGTGCCTGTATAAATTGTATAAAATGGTGCGTAGAACCCGTGAAAATGTTGTGATAATTTATTATATAGATCCAGTGCAGTTTCTTCCGACATTGAAATTTTTTTGCCTTTTTTAAGTTTTATCTTTATCATATTATTTATCTCTTGATTTTTCTTTTTTCCCGTCGTGCCAGCTTAAATGTTTTTCTATTTTATTTGAGTTTGAGGCTAATTCCGTTTTTATTTCTTTTATGCAGGTAGTGTTAAAGGTTAAACTTTCTTGTATGTTTCCTATTATGTAATTCGTGTATCCGGTTATAGCGGCGATCAAGAGCGATACCAGAACCCCGATTATCCCAATAAGATAAGAAACTTTGAATTTTAAATTTTCCCCTGCCATAGACCGCCTCCATTAAAATAACACAATTATTGTAATATAAGCTATTTTTTGCAAGTATTAAATTTTTTAACTTTTTTTCTGTGAAATAAATTAATTTGTTGACATAAAATGAATTGTTAAATATATTGTTTAATATAGAATAATTATTAAGGAGGTGATTATAATGAGGTTGCTCAATGCGTCATAGTCGCATTACCCAGCGCTGGTAGCTAAGGGAAAAGAGCATGTACGACAATATCAACTTATATATTATAGATATTAGATAATTTAAATTATAAATTATTTAACTAAGAAGGGGGATTTACAGAGGCGATTCCCTTGGAGCCTGGCAGCTCGGAAATAGACGGCACATGGCATTATAAATTATTACAGGAGAAAAATATGGAACAAAACAAAGATGAATTTATCGGGATTAAAATAGAACCTGATAAAAAACAATTTCTTGAAAAAGCAGCAAAAAAAAGCAAGGTAAGTCTTAGCCGATATATCCGGCATATTATCGATCAATTTTTGTCAGGGAAGCATTAAGAAAATATCTAAAATAGGAGGAGTTATGGAAATAACAATTAAAAATAGATTTAACAGTAACATTATTCTTTGTGGTGAATATGAATCAATAAAGGATTGTTTGCAAAGGAATCGGGGCGCAGACCTTCAGGGACGCAGACCTTCGGGACGCAGACCTTCGGGACGCATACCTTAATATAAACTTATTATTGATAAATAATTCAGTACAAACTATTTTAACAATCATAAATTGGGGCTCGTTATCCGATAAAATGACACTTGAAATGATGAGGCATGATGCAGAATCTTGTGGAATTGAAGCGATGAATAATTGGATTAAAACAAATAAATGTCCTTTTGTTGATTCAAAACGTGATTACATGTTCCAAGAAAAAAAAGAATTATGGATTCCCGGAATTCCTGAATTGCGAGGCATGGAATTATTGAAAGCATTGTGTAAAGAAAAAGGTTATAAACTGGAGGACTAAAATGATCTGTAAAAACTGTCCACACAAAGACGTTGTATCCGTTCCAGATGATATCGCCTTTGACACGGAGTTTAAGCAACTATCTACAAAGGAAGTTGATTTTTGCCTGCATAATCACGGCGAATGTGACGATGAATACGACAGATGTGAATACCGGGACATCGTAGTTGAAGCACAGCACATACAACACGCAATAAATATGTGCAAAGGACATCATGACTATAAAACATACGTAATAGAGCATCTTAATAAAATACTTTTAGGAGAGATATAATGATAGATAAAAACAAAAACGCATTTCCGATCGTGTTACAAGGTTCAAGTGAATATGTTTATAAAAGAATGACAATTCGGCAAGTGTATTTCAAAGCGGCACTGCAAGGCCTATGTTCAAACTACAGTAATCTAAACCGGGAATCAGGTATGATCGAAAACATAGTTGCTATGGCTTTTAAGTTGGCAGATACAGCAATAGAGTTTGAAAATAAGGAGGACAAATGAAACTAACAAAAGAAGAAAAGCAGTTATGCATTGATAAATGGCAGTGGTTTTATGATAATGCCCAAAAAAATTTATCCGACAGGATGCTACCCGCTGAAATACGAAAGCAGTCATCTGAATATCATTCTAATTGCGTCCTTTGTTCTAAATTTGGCGGAAATGAGGACCATCTTCCGACCTGTAGTTTCTGCCCTGTTTGTATTTACGGGATAGATTGCTATAATGGTGATAGTTATTATCAAAAATGTTTTAACGCACGCAATAAAACAATTGCAAAAAAGTATGCAGGCAAATTACTCGAAATAATGAAATCGCTTTAGGAGGACAAATGAAAAAAATATATTCTTACTACGAAGACATACAGGTATTAAGGGCATACATAAAACAGCGTAAAAGCATTATCACAGACGCAATCGCAGAACCGGATTTAATTGACAGAATGGTAATCATGCGTTATATGTTTCTGAATTTTAAAGACCGGATGTCTATTCTGTCAATTAAATTTAAGCTGATGTTGTTGTGGGTAGAGGTACATTTACACGCAATCACAGACAGCGATAAATTTTTTCTGTTTATGTATTTTGCCGTTGGGATTGCGTTGTATATTGCAGTTATGGTAGTATATAATTTATTAAGATAAAGGAGAATAAATATGGGTGAAATAGCAGATATGATGATGGACGGTACATTATGTTCCGAATGTGGGGCGTACGTTGGCAGTGAATATGATTGTCCTACGTTATGCGATGATTGTCGCAAAGAGTATAAAATAAATTCGAAAAATAATAAAAAAAAGAAACAAAATAAATTAAAGGAGAGTTAAAATGAATAACGAGATAGAAAAAATACAGCAGACGTTTCTCGATGATGTGTTTATAATTCCTCAAAATGAAACCATCTACCGAATAGATCAATACGGGGACAGATATTATTTTAAAATAGGATTTGACGGTAAACCTATCGTCAAAGCCTCTACAACAACAATTATTAAAAAGTACAGCCCGATGTCTCCGTTTCTTCTTCAGTGGTGGTGCAATAATGGTTATGATGAATCCAAAGAAAAATTAAAAGAATCGTCAATGTATGGCACTTTCGCACACATCCTCTGGTCAAAACTTCTGCTCCGGTTCAACATAGATATGTCAGAAGCCGGAATCAAACAACATCTGAATGAATATTTTACAAAAGAGAATGAGGAATTCAAGTATAATTTTTCTGAATGGCATAAAAAAATCAAACAAGACCTGATCGGATTCGTACAGTGGGTTCAGGATTACAAAGTAAAACCGATAGCAATCGAAATGAGTATCATCGGCGAAAAATATTCAGGTACTATTGATCTTGTATGCCAGATGGAAGATGAAGGGCAGCAATTTACGGCGATAGTAGACTGGAAGTCGGGCAGAAATGATTTTTATGATGATTATATTATTCAACTTGAATCTTATCGGCAATTATGGAATGAAAAATTTCCCGAACGCCACGCTGATCGTATTGAAAGAATATTTAATTACGGCTGTAAAGACTTCAGACTACCCATCGGGAAAACTGTCACTCCGTACAGGTTCAAAGAGCAAACCGATAATCCAATCCGGTCAAGATGGGATTTCTATTGCACAATGTTTAACAATGAACATCCAAAACTTAGCATTGAGAAGAAAACCGAGATATTGGAGACTGTAATAAACATAGAATCACAGGTTACGGATTTAATAAAAGAAATTGATCCGCTTGAATTTTTAGGAGAAGAAAATGCAGAAAAATAGAGTAGTGAAAATGCCTATCATCGGTAAGATAAAAGTAGGCAAAAAAAACGAAAAAGGATTTCCGGAAAGTCTTGACTACTTCGTTGCCACAGGGAATTATGAAAGATATTTCATTGATGCCTTCGGAGATAAACCGTCAAGTATTGAAATTATGTTCCTGTCAAATAACTTTGAAGAATCCTGTAATGAACGCTACGAACTCCGGCAAGGCGCTAAACTTTACGCCTATGGTGACGGCGACATATTCCAGATTTACGATGAGCAGAAAGACGATTACATCGAAAAGACAATGGGAAAAGATAAAGAATTCATCAATGCCCTACATACTAAATTAAAAAGTAAGTGGGAAACCGTTTTACACATGTCTTTTTTAATACCGTCAATCAGGGGAGTATTCGGAGTTTGGCAATTATCTACAAAAGGCGAGAAGTCAAGCATCCCCACGATCCAGGGAGCGTTTAAGTTGGTTCAGAATATGGCAGGGACAGTGATCGGGATACCGTTTGATTTGCAGGTTAAGAAAGTCGTCAGCAATAAACCGAACTCAAAGAGTAAATTTGCTGTAATAAACCTGATCCCGAACGTCTCTTCCGGACATATGGAGAAGGTTAAAACTTTCATCAGTGGCAGGAATGAGTTTGTCGGATTGCTTACGGAGAACAAAATAGACGATATTGCCATGAATGAGATTTCTAAAAGGGTCGAATATGTGCCGCCAGAACGTCCAGGATTAACGTAGCAACGTCAAAACCAATAAAGTGAGGTATTATTATGCTGTGTATACAAAATAAAGGCGAAGTTGAAATTGAATCTTTATTTCTTTTAGGCGCTTCAACGAAAAGAAATGATAATAAAAAAATAGGTATGTTTGGAAGTGGGAATAAATATGCTATTGCTACTCTATTGCGGAAAGGCGTCCCATTTAGAATATTTTCTGGATTAAAAGAGTTTAACTTTACTGTTCAAAAAATTGAATTTAGAAATAATAATTTTGATGTAATTTATATTAACGGAGAAAAAACTTCATTAACTACTGATATGGGTATGGAATGGGAAATTGCCTTTTGCTTAAGAGAGTTTATATCAAATGCAATAGATGAAGGCGAATATTCTTTAACGATGAATAATGAAGTATATCCAGAAATAAATACTACAAAAATTTATATTGAAGAAACAGAAGAAATTGTAGAAATATTCAAAAACATAACTAAATATTTTTGCTTTAATGATATTCCTATAATTACTTTAAAAACTTGTTACGGTAATGTATCAATTTATAATAGTGATGGTAATGAAGAAATATTTTACAGGAAAGGGATTAGATGTAATAAAGAAAATAGTGATAAAACATATTTCAGATATAATTTTGATGATATTAGTATTAACGAAAGTAGAGTTTATGATTATAGTTATGAACCTTATGAAAGGATAGCTGAAGTTTTATTGTTATCCGAAGATAAAGATATTATCGAAACATTTATCAAGAAACAGGACGAATATAAAGATTTTAGAGATGCTAAATTTAATTATACTCAGTCTTGTCCTTCTCAAATATGGATAGATGTCATTGGGAATAAAAAATTATTACCTGTATCACTTGCTAAAATAGCATCTATACCAAGAGAAGATTTAATGAAATCAATTATGCTTCCTGATGATTTAGTTGATAAATTGAAATTGTTTTATCCTGATCTGGAATCTTATGGAGATAAAACAACTAAATTTTTATATTGCGAGATGACAAAAGAACAAAAAGATATTGTAGATAATTCTATATTGTCTTTATGGGATATGAAAATTCCTATAAATGAAAATAATATAAAAACTGTTAAATTTAAAAATGAAGATATCATGGGGATGTATCATAATAATGAAATATTATTATCAGTTGATTATATTAAAAATCAAAAAACGGTTGAATTAATTATTCTTGAAGAATATTTTCATTCTTTAGGTTATAGTCATGGATCAAGAGAATATGATAATTTTTTAATTGAATGCATACATAGTATGCTTCGTAATGAAACACCTGATATATTAAAATAAGGCGTTTATATGTTAAAAGAACTTAAAGACTGCCAGTGCCTTTTATGCAAAAATAACCACAAAGTTGGAATTATGATCTACCGTGAAAGCAAGAAGTATCATATCTGGGCATGCGGTGAATGCAGTAACATAGAAACGATATCAAAATATGATTATAATAAAAAGAGAGAGAAATAAATGAGTAAATTTGCTAAAGATGGTAAAGACTTAATTTGTCCGGAGTGTGGATGCGGAGCAAAACTTATTGACGACAAAGAAATATATGGGAAACATTACGGGTTAATGTGGGTATGCCAGAATCATCCCGAATGTGATTATCGGGTAGGATGTCACAAGGGGACTACTACACCACTTGGTGAAATGGCTGCGGATGAGTTGCGAAAATGGCGACATAAGGTACATGAAAAACTTGATCCGTTATGGAAAAATCATAAATATAACCGAGGTGAATTGTATCAGGAGCTTGGTATTAAATTCAACAAGATGCCGTTTCATACAGCAGAATTAAAGACAGTGCAGGAATGTAAAGACGTTATAAATTTTATACATGATTTTTATGAATAAGGATAAATAAATGGAACGTGACTATAAAGTAACTATAGACATGCCGAAATATATACGCGATTACTATAAATCCAAACATGAAGAATTGAAGAAGATCGGTAGCAACATTAGCTGGAGTAAATATATCTCAGAAATAGTAAATACGAAGCTGAAAGAAGTTATTGAAGGAAGGGGGTAAATTTATGAATTGGAAAGCTACGGTAGAATTTAGAGATTTATGTGAAATATTTAACGATTAAAATGATGAATTTGAAGAAATAAAACGTGTGAAACCATTATGGATTGATCGTTTTAATTCATATCCATTACTTAAAAACTTTATACCGTCTTTAAAAAAAGTTAAAACCATTCATGGCTTTGACAAATGGCTTAACCGTGTTTATGATTATTGTGACGATAATTCAATATGGGTAAAATGGTAAGGAGCGAACAATGACCACGGAAGAATTAAAACAGGAATTAAAAAGGCTACAGAAAGAGTTGAAGCCCTGGACAGGTCAGGATTGGGCAGATCACTGGTACAAGAACAAAGAAAGTATCAGTCTTGCGGACATGTTTGACTTAGCTATTAAAGTAGCGGAGAACCGAGGGAGGATGGGACTATGAAAATAATTGACCGTATCAAATCACGCAGAGAGAATCAAAAAAGAATCGACAATCACTACCGGACAATGAAGATAGACAGCATGAGTAAAGCTATTGAGTACATGGATTACATCACAGAAAAAAGAAGAGACCAGGTTGTTAACATTATGCTGTTATCGTTAATTCCGTTATTGATCGGGGCAGTTGTTGTATTAATATTGGTATCATAAAATAAAAAAGGAGGACTAAAATGTCTGAAGAAACAAAAAGAATTATTGAAATCAATGGCATCAAAATGGAGGTTGATTTACGTAATGCAAAACGTATTGATACTTTTAAAGTAGGAGACCCAGTAAAAGTTCTTGATATGAATTATGCTAATGGTGAAATAAAAGCAGGCGTTATTGTTGGATTTGCAGAATTTCAAAAAAAAGCATCAATAGAAATAATGGTTCTTGATAATAGTTATTCTGGCATTGATTTTAAATTTATTACGGTATCAAGTGAAACAGATTCAAAATATGAAATCGTGCATTATAACAATTATGAAAAGATATTTACTCAATCTAATGTAATTGATAAATTTAATAGAGAAATTGAAAGGAAAAAACTTGAAATCGCAGAACTCGAACGAAAGAAAAAATATTATGTTGATGATTTTTCAAAGGCATTTGAGGAAATATTGGTATCATAAAGATACATTCCTGTCAAATCAAATTGTAGCGTTATGCGCTAAAGAGTAAGTAGAGGAGATGGGGCAGGTACAGAATCCTTCAACGAGAACACGTACCTACTTGGATTCGGCAAAAGTACAATGCCGTCTATACCAGGAGTAATAAACGGATTCTCTGGCAGAGGCTACTTGGCGGAGATTTGCACAGGATTTAGCCGATATACAGTTCTGTGACGTTTATTTAAAACATAGGAGGAGATATGAAAGTAGAATTCGGATTTATTACAGATAAATTGATATTTATTTCTGAAAAAGAAATGATAGATGATAGACTTGAAATTCCATTAGAGCAATTTAGTTTAAATTATCGGGAAACAAAACTTGATTATTCTCAGTTAGTACAATTGATTAAATTTTTAACTAAAGAATTATAAGAGGAGATATGATAAAACGTATAGATGAAATGATAGAGAATTATAACCGTCTAAATGTAGATTATATTCTTGGTAAAGATTATATTTCTTTAGGGGAAACTTTACTTGATATTTTATCCGATCTTGAAGAGCTTAAAAAATTAGCGGAGAAGAGAATATGAGTGATAATTTAAACGAATGGGAAAGACAAGTAAGATACGATATTTGGGTAAGAGTTATTATGTCTTACGATAGTCACGCAGGAATAGATATAGTTAAATCAGAAATATTCAAAGCTATGCAGGAATTGTATAAACAATTTGATCCAGATGAAGTAATTCAAGATGAAATAAATACCATTCTTGAATCAAGAAATATCAAGGAAAGAGTATGAAAGTATTATGCGATCATGCTAGGACAGAACGATGTAGAAAAATGTTAGAATATACTGGTAATGATTGTATACATATAAAACCTCATCATGAAAGAAGGGAATGTGATTTTATTTATTGTTATAAAAGTTTCAAAGTCAAATGTATCCCATATCAGGAGGAAAGAAAATGAACCTTAAAAAAATATGCAAAAATATAGGATGTTCTGGCGTGAATAAGCAATGTCCAGGAAATAAAAATTGTGAAATAATTATTAAGCTATTAAGCAATAAGAATAAAGCAGTTGAAGCATTGATAGGGAGTGAAGAATAATGAAAATAACTAGGATATGGGAGATGCCGACAAGGTGGACTTTCCAGATGCAATGTGTTAAATCTTTATTATTAAAATATAACGTAGGAAAAAACTGGATTGATCCATTTGCAGGGATGACATCACCTGCGGAATTTCGTAATGACCTTAATCCTGACTCACCTGCCGAATACCATTTGAAAGCAGATGAATTCATAAGTCAATTACAAAATAAATATACAGGAATTTTATTTGATCCGCCCTATTCTTTGAGGCAAGTAAAAGAATGTTATGAATCTTTTGGAATGAAATTTACTCAATATGATACACAAGAAAGTATCCGCTGGAATGAATTACGTGATTTAATTTCTGAAAAGATTTTACCTGCAGGATATGCGATAAATTTCGGATGGAGTAGTTCGGGATTCGGTAAAGGCAGAGGATTTGAAATAATTGAAATATTGCTGATTTGTCACGGCGGAGCGCATAACGACACGATTGTAACAGTAGAGCAAAAATCGGATCAGCAGAATTTATTTTAATTCTATTGACAAATTAAGTGCAGTAGTTTAGAAAATTATTTAAAATAGTTGTTGACATAATATAATAATTTATTTACAAGGAGATATGAATAAAAAAAATAACGTTAAAGAAACATCATGGTTCATAAGATTGCCATTTACAAATAATGCAGGATTTTTTCATAATTCTTACATCCTAACAGAAAGCAATATTGAATCATTAAAAAGAAAAGCTGATGCAGAAGGCAGGTCATTAGGTAAGTTCATAGCTTATCATCTTAAAAAAATTGCAAACGATAATAAATGAATAATAAAAGATACTGGCTTAAAGTCAAGGAAAATTTCTTTGATGATGATGAAATTGTATTTTTAAAATCTCAAACAAATGGATATGAATATATTTATCTTTGGATGCGATTATTGTTAAAATGTTTACGAAGCAATGAAGAAAATAATTGTGGTTTCCTGCGGATAAATGAAAAAGTTCCTTATGATATTAATATGTTATCTAATTTATTTGGAATGAATGTTGATGTAGTAAGAACTGGCATAGAAGTATTTAAGAAAATGGGAATGCTTGAAATACTTGATGACGGTACTTTTTACATTGAAGCAGTACAGAAGATGATCGGGAAAGAAGGTGAAAGTGCGGAAAGAATGAGAATAAGCCGAGATAAAAAGAAAACATTACAATTGTCACAAAGTGACACAGAAGTGACAGAAAAGTGCGACAATATAATAAGAGTAGAAGAAGATAAAGATAAAGAGGAAGATGTCAAAAAAGAAAAAAGAATAGCTGAAAGAAATATAATTCCTCCGACGTTAGAAATGGTTACTAATTATTGTATTGAACGCAATAACGGGATAAACCCTATTAAATTTATGAGCAAATATGAAGCAAATGGATGGATGGTAGGTAAGAATAAAATGAAAGACTGGCAAGCCAGCGTGAGGTATTGGGAAACGAGTGACTTTAATGAAAATAAAAAACAAATTTCAAATGATGACAGATTCTCTGTTGGCTACCATGAAAAAATGCGTAATATGGCTAACGATAAACAATAAGATCAGCGTTGATAAATGTAACTGGATGTTTAATAAATTTAATTTAAAGAGTAAGTAATGATAATTTACAAAGCTACTAATTTAATAAATGGTAAAATTTATATTGGTAAAACAATAACTGGATTAAGTTCAAGAATTTCAAAACATTTGTGGGATTCAAAGCATAAAAAATT